TAGTATTGATGGTATTGATAGTATTGATAGTATTGATAGTATTGATAGTATTGATAGTATTGATAGTATTGATAGTATTGATAGTATTGATGGTATTGATAGTATTGATAGTATTGATAGTATTGATAGTATTGATAGTATTGATAGTATTGATGTAGAGCTGGCATTGATGGCATTGATAGTATTGATGTAGAGCTGGCATTGATGGTATTGATAGTATTGATGATATTGCATAAACGGCTAATATTGACCCTGGCCTGCTCCACCCGAAACAACATAAAAAACGATCCGTATAAACGATCAAACCAAACATAAACGATCAAATCCGCATAAACGATCAAACCAAATCAAACCAAACCAAACCAAACATAAAACGCATTCTAGAAAAATAGGACCGACACTTTTGGAAATCTAAGCCACTGAATAACAACAGCGACACCAACATTTTGATCACACCAACATACAGAACAAAAAGATGTATAGAACAAACCAACATACAGAACAAAAAGACATATAGAACACACTAATACACTAATCACACCGTCCTTCAAACCACCATAACACAAAAGTGGAAATCCAGCCATAAAACAAGAAAATCACCTAAGCAGATCAACCTATAGCACACGACCAGACATAAACACAACGATCAACAATGAAGACATTAGCATACTCAAAATATTGTATATATAAAACTGCATATACAGCATTTAAACGCACAAAAACGCGCATATTACAGCAATTCCGCGGTATTAGCATATAATTTCATATTACACGCGCGTAATCTTTGAGCCTATATATGATATAACATATAGAGCGATACACGATACAAGAAACATCAAGCGGATAGGTTTAAACTATAATTAGGATAATAAAAAATACTCACGATTTATAGCTAATTTCAGGCCAAATTCAGCTGATTTTAGCTATAATATGACATATAAAGAATTAAAAAGCTTTATATTAATATAACAAACGAAAGGAAAAGCAATGCCATTATTTATGACAGCACTGCCGACATTCACATTCAACAACACACTCGAGGACGTTAAGACTATATGTCAAACACTCGACAACGACACAGCGGAAATATTATTACATATCGACGACAGAACTATATTCATACTAAAAGCCGACAACGGCATATTACTATGCAGACCGATGCGACACAAGCCACAACTTGAAATCGAAGATGTAATGCCTATTCCAGTAGACACACTATTCACTGCATTCACAACGCGAATGCTCGATGAAGACGCTACAGAGGAAGAGTACAACAAGCAATTCGCAGCAGTCAAAGCAACATATACATTTAAAAAGCTGTCAAACAATGTTGACTATGTCAACTAATACAACAAAGGCTGTCATTACAGGCAGCCAACATACAAAAGGATTTAACATGAAAAACCCATTACCTATTCACGATATGAGAATATTCGATTACAAAGGTACGCTGACAGATGCTGCGGCATTCAGAAATGAACTGTTGAATGACAGAGACATTACACTCGAGACACTCGAGGGAAACTTACATCGCTTTACTATTATTGATAACATGCTGTATTATGCAGAAGTTACTTATGATGAAGCGCTCGATTCGATCGAATATAAAGATTCACACATTACAGCAACATTATTCTTACATCAGCTGTTAACAGACGACATAGCCCGCGACCATGACCGCAACTCTGAAGTGTATAACATTGTGCTTGATCGCGTTAAAGAGGTATGCGCAATACCTGATGTACTTGATGATCCTTGTCGCTCGATACTTCATTACACCGCTAAAGAGTACGAATTACACGATCGTTTTTATGATACATGTTTCCGTAGCAGCAACGACAGATCATGTTTCAACAACGCACTTAAAACAGTACAGAACATACTCACAACACTAGAAGATGACAACGAGGTGGTTATACATACAAGCACAGGCAACACTCATATAATCACAAACATACATAAACAGTACATCCACTGGCACCTAATCAACAATTGCACCACAGTAAGCCATTCAAGTGTGAACCCTTACGACACTATATACGACATCTTAATCGATATCATAGCTCCGCAAGCTGACACCGGCGAACATGCAGATCTCGTGACCGCAATCACACCACCTCACTTTTAATACACGAGTCGCAATGCGGCTCACCCACACAATCACACAATCACAGCATTACAATTTTATAAATACAGCATTTAAACGCACAAAAACGCGCATATTACAGCAATTCCGCGGTATTAGCATATAATTTCATATTACACGCGCGTAATACCATGAATCCCTATACGATTACGTTGTTATGCGACCAATTCAGCTAAATGTAATACGATTTATTATATAATATAAAATATATAAAATATATATATATAAAAATCAATACGAAAGGATCGAACGATGAGAACATTCATTTTCGACAACACAAACACAATCAAAGATGCTAAACGAATATGTGACGCATTAAACAACGACAAAGATGTCGTGATCGCAACACCTACAGCGTTATACATGATAAGCGTAATGTCAGGCGTATTGCATTGTCGTACACTCACAGAACAATATATCACAAGAGCTAAACAATTCACACGTGACGAATTTTATTCTGTGATGGCGCGTGCGTTAACAAACAACAAAACAAAACTAATCAAAACAATCAACAAAATGAAACGATTATATCCACTAGATGCGTCAATTCGATGTGTTAATACAGTTACTGCCGATATCAAATCAGCAACATTTCAATTCACAGACACATTAGATGAAGTGAAACAATTATGTGCTACACTCGAAAACGAAAGAGATATCATAATAGAAACAGATAGCGTATATATGTTTCATGTAGATCGCCAGTTACTATATTGTCGTACGATACAAGAAGGCGTTACAGATATCGTAACAATAACAACAGACACATTTTTGAACATACTTGCATCTCACATGTTCATAGGATTAACTGAAAACGAACGACTAGAAGCATTGATGCTTATACGCGATCAATACACATTTACAACCATATTAAACGATCGCGATTTTGCTCTCTAAACCACAATGCATCAATTATTATAATTGATGCATATCACATTACATTACATCATATCACATCACATCACATCACATCACATCACATTACATCACATCACATCACATAGTTCTGTACAATTCATAATATCATTCGCGAAGTCTAGAAAAATGGGACCGCTGCGTTGTTCTAGGTGTCCCCGGCGCGCTGTGACAAACCTAAAACGAAGCAGTTTAGAAAATAGGACCGCTGCGTTGCTCTTTTCGTAACGGGCACGTCCAGTATGAAAGAGCATTCTAGAAAAATAGGACCGCGCGTTTCGGAAAATTGAACGTTCCAGGAGCGTCAAGATTCACGAACGTACCGGATAAGTAGACCGGCTGGTTAATGATACACAATCAGAGTACAAAATGATACATGAATGTTATGATGAATGATACATGAATGTTATGATGAATGACACATGAATGTTATGATGAATGATAAGGGGCATTGTAAAAAAAGCAAAAAAAAAACGATATCGATAATATTAATATTATCGATATCGTAACGATACGAATAGATTATTTTAATTTAGATTTAAATTGTTGCATTTTCAATTCGAATTGTTTTTGTTGTTCGATTAGTTTTTCGTATTCTTTACGATCGTCATCGTTTAATTTATTTAACAATTCGTATTTCTTTTCATCTTCGATAGCTGCAACGATCGAATCGAATATATTAAATACACGAGATTGTGAAATTGAATAGTTATCGATACGAATTTGTTTGACACATGCAGATTTCGTTAACGATTTGTTAGCTTTAATATGATCGACAATGTAATCGAATAGTTCGAGATCGTTTAATGTTTTTTTCATTTTCATTTTAGCTTCGATTTGTAATCGTAATTGATCTAATTTAGTTAATTGTACATTTTCGTTTTTGTTATCGTTTTTGTTATCGTTTTTGTTATCGTTTTTGTTATCGTTTTTGTTGTTGTTTTTGTTGTTGTTTTTGTTATTTGTTTTCATTTGTTTTTATTATCCTGTTCATTACAAATTATTAATTGTTTATAGTAGCATGTTATGATCGTGATCGTGATTGATATGTTATGTTTTCATTTTAAATCCTTTTTGTTTTATTTTTTATATAATATATTATATCGTAATTTTGCTGAATTTAGCCTGAAACGAGCTATAAATTTTAACGAATCGTGAGTATTTTTTATTATCACAATTATAATTAAACCGAATCTATAAAAATAGTACCGCGAGAATGGCAAATTATGATTTATGATAACGTGATGTTATAATAAACGAGAAGCATAAAGTAGCATGCTGTATAAGACTTTATACTAATTAACAATACGATTTAATTGTAATTAACAATACGATTTAATTGTAATTAATAATACGATTTAATTATAATTAACAATACGATTTAATTGTAATTAATAATACGATTTAATGATACTCAACAGTCCTCACGATTCGTTTAAATTATAATTACGATAATAAAAAATACTCACGATACGATTAAATTTACAACGCGATTCAGTAGATCTTCAGTAAAATTACGATATAATATAATATATAAAATATAAAAGGATTTAAAATGAATAAACGTGTCGATGTAGATTTAATATTGAATAATATTAAAATAGATTTATGTAGTAAAATTGTGTCAGTTAATTTTAATAATAAAAATAAATCAATTGACGATTTAATTAATAAATTAAAATTATATGTTCAGAATAATTTAAAGATTGACGATTTACTGAATATAATCGATTTATTATTTAAAATAAATAAAATTAAAGATAATTATTTATTAATCGATTATATCGATTATTTAATAACGATTTATTTAAGATTTAATTCAGAAAAAAGATTGATAGATAAATTAAATAAAATTATATATGATAATATTTAATTTTAATTCAGTTTATATTTATATTAATATAAACTGAATAGATAAAATTAAAGTAACCCGTCAGATTTGAATCAGGGTCAGCTTGGTTTCAGTTTGACAAGCACCGGACCAAAATATATAAAAAAATAATTCACTCCGATTTAAGACTAAGAACAAGTTAATTCACTCCGGTTTAAGACTAAGAACAAGTTAATTCACTCCGCACCAAAATATATATATAAAAAAAATAATTCACTCCGGGTTAAGACTAAAAACAAGTTAATTCACTCCGGGTTAAGACTAAAAACAAGTTAATTCACTCCGGGTTAAGACTAAGAACAAGTTAATTCACTCCGGGCTAAAATATATAAAAAGTTAATTCACTCCGGGTTAAGATTAAGGACAATTACCAAGTCCAACCACACAAGGCATAATGCATAACGCATAAATCATGAAACTTTAAGGTTTACTATAATATAATACTTAAATGCCAATTAATTAAACAAGGAAATGCTATGAGCACAAGAGCACCAGATCACAAAAATATACTAAAACTTTTTAATGTTTATCTGCAACACAAGAAAACACGAATACCCACCCTAGTGGGTTTTAAAGCATTTATGCTGAGGTACCAAAACTATCCCGCCTGGATGGTGCGTAATATATCAAAACAAATCAACGAAGACACGGATCTTAAATACCATATTAATGTTATAGCCGAAGCAGGCATAGTAGAAAACGCGTTAACAGGTGTACTCAAAGGTGATATGTCCAAATTTATATTGAAAAACCACTACGGTTACAAAGACACCAATGACAATATAAGCTCACAGGGGGCTACGGTTAAACAAATATCTTTTGTACCCGCTACAATAGAACACAAAGAAGCCAATGATGAACAAACACAATCATAATGAACATCTATTCCTTGAGTATGAGCTGGACCCTTACGAATCTGCACAAAGTATAAACAACACAAATCAATCTGTACTGACAGATGATCTACGCCCTATCAACACCCAACCACCAGAGGAGGAGGAAGAAGTCAAAGACGAATTAACACTACACCTACTACCTCATCAAATAGCTCTAATGGAAGACACCCATTCGAAGATATTAGGTATAACAGCAGGGTTTGGTTCGGGCAAAACATTTATCGTTGCGCGTAAAACATTACAATTAGCGTCACTAAACCCAGGGACAGACCTCATCATATGCGAACCAAACTTCCCTCTACTCGTTCAAATATTAATACCTGAATTGCATACAGCATTACGGGAATTTGGCTTAGATTACACTTACAAAGCCACGGAATCTACATTTTTTGTGCGTTTTGAGACAGTAAATGAAGAAGGTGAGCGTGTAATGACCACAAACAGACTAATATGTAAATCCCTGGAGAACTACGATAGATTAATCGGTATTAACGCTAGTGCTGTTATACTGGATGAGTTTGACACGGCTAAGTCAGAACTGGCATACGCAGCATTTCTGAAATTACTAGGGCGTTTAAGAGCCGGTAATGTAAGACAGTTAATCATAGTATCCACGCCAGAAGGGTTCAGAGCTATGTACAAAATATTTGTAACTGAGAAGCGAGGGCGTTTGATAAAGGCCAAGACTACAGACAACATATTCCTGCCGGACGACTTCATACAAACGATGAGGGACATATACCCAGATAACCTGGTGGAGAGCTACATAAATGGTGAGTTTGTGAACTTAAAAGCTACCACTGTATTCAATCACTTCGACAGAAATAAAAACACACACAGATACATAGTAACGGATGCGGACCAAGACATATACCTGGGTGGTGACTTTAACGCCGGTGGGTGTGTTACACTAAGTGCTGTCCTCACAGGTGAAGACTACCTGTATGTATTTGCTGAGATGCTGGAGGAAGATACCTTCGCCACTAAACAGCGTCTGGAGAATAAATACAGAGGTAAACATTTGTACGGTGCTTTTGACGCTTCGGGCGGTAGCAAAAGTACCAATGCATCGCGGTCAGATCTGGATATTTTAAGTGATGCGGGTGTCGTATTTATAATGGGGGAGAAAAACCCCCATATAATGGACAGTATACTGAGCGTGAATAGTGGCTTTAAACGAAAGGAGATATTTATAGACCCTATAGGCTGTCCCCAATTGATACAGGCACTGGAGCAACTCAGTTATGATGAGGTTACCGGTAAACCTGAGAAGTTTAGTGGTCCTGGTACTATTGATGACTACACTGACGCCTTCAGATATTTGGTGTGGGCTGTGAAACCGGTAACCAAAGTGACATTCAGCAACTACAACAATATGGGTAAACTGAAAAGACATTAATTTCACTCAATTTCAGTATTATCGCAGTAACCTTATACTATAATATACAATATAAACCATAAATTTAGCAGGGAGGTGATGCGGTGCATTATATACTGGATGGGCTGACAGCCATCAGCATAGTGTTGATGTTATTTATACTAATATCAGCTATAAGAGATTCAAAACAACCACACATCAATGATGACAACACCGATAGCTGGCCTCCTTATCTATCATGAGGAGTTGGTATGGCTTTAATAGAATGTAAGGGTAGTTTTCAAAGACTGCCGGTGAGCGAGTTCACATTAGACACAAATAAACAGTACAGCGATTTGTATCTGTTTAGAAAAGGGTTATGGGAGAAATACGGTGGTGTGTTGGATAAAGACACAAAGACACCGCTGTGGAATGAAGATGGTACACCGTTGACACAAACACAAGGACGACAAGATGACTTATGATGATATACCTACACACCGTGAATATCAGCAATACTTTAACACATGGACGAAATTAAAGAAGTGTGTTGAGGGTGAAGAAGCCATTAAAGAGGCGCGTACAACCTATCTGCCTTATCCTGTGCGTACAGATGTAGAGTCGCAGGAGTCCGAAGAGTTTAAGGCCCAGTATGAGATCTATCTGCAAGGAGCTCATTTTGTTGAGTTTACAGCGGAAGCGGTAGAGGACTTAGTGTCGTCGGCTTTCAGAAGACCTATAGAGGTGAAAAAGAAAGTCAACAAACCTGCTGAAGGTGAGGCGCAAGGCGTTATTCAGGAGGATTTGGGTGAATTAGACTACTTAGATTTGGAGGACATAGGGCGTGAAATTGTAGGAGGTGTAGGTACATACGGTCGTATATTCATGTTAGTAGACTATCCTACAGTAGATACAACGCCTAATATGATAGAAGATGAAAATAACAAAGCGTATATAACGCTGTATGCGCCACTGGACATATTAAATTGGAGAGAGACACGACGCTCAGGTAAGGCTCAACTGGTGCGTGTGGTGCTTAGAGAGATAGATGAGGTGAAAATAGCAGCTGATGAAGACAAAGGTGAGGTTAACGAAGTTAAATACCTATACAGAGAGCTGGTTGTTGAAGATGGCATATATAAAATACGGATATACAGAGATCAAGAACCTGTTAAAACTATAGTACCGGAGGCTAATGGAGAACCACTTACGGAGATACCCGGTATGTTTGTAGGTACAACATCAAACACATCTAAGGTAGATAAATCACCTGTGATAGGTATAGCTAACTCCAACATAAAACACTATCAGACATGGGCAGAGTTATTGTTTGTGCAAACTTATATAGGTCACCCGCAGTTGGTGTTATCAGGGTTGGTACCTGGGTGGACGAAACAGGCAGAGCGTCAAAACCTGAAGGTTAAAATGGATGCTTCCGAAGTACTAGCTATAGAAGGGGAGAACTCAAGAGCAGATATACTAGAGATAGAAGCGCAAAACCTAACCCATTATAGAACATTAGAGGTGTTAGAAGCGTCTATGGCTGAGCAGGGGGCGCGTATAAAAGCTATAAGTCACAAGGCAGGAGTGGAGTCAGCGCAGGCATTGAAAATCAGAACATCTGCATCGATGAGTAAGTTGGCTTCTATAGTGAACAACGCGTCACAGGCGTTAACACAAGGGATGCATTGGATTGCACTATACATGGGGGTTAATGAAGAGTACACAGTACAGATCAATAAAGAGTTTTATGCTCCTGAACCTGATGGTCCTTTCCTCACTTCTATTTCAAACGCAGAGGTTGCAGGTACAGCGCCCCGAGGTACGGCGTTAAACTACCTTAAACAAGTGGAGTTGGTGGATGATAACATACCTAATGAGAAATACCTGAAAGATATGAAGTTGGTTACAGAAATGACAGCTCCTATGCCTAATAAACAGCAGGGATCCCGTACAGGTGGGGCCGGTATATTACCAGCCGGAAATAAAAATAAAAAATAAAATGACAAGGATTTAACATGTTACAAAAAACAATAGCAGATTTGAGCTTAGTAGATGAGAAATATCGCGTATTATATGTACAGCAAGCAGACGGTACATACCAATTGGAAGATGACTTGTTTGAGGATGTGAGTGGTTTAAAGAACAATAATATAAAACTTAAACAAGAGAAGCTCACACTGAAGCAAAAGCTGGACGAACTGGAAGCATTCAAGCAACAACAGATAGAGAAAGAGCTACTAGAAGGTAAAAAATACGAACAGTTAATACAAGCCAAGACAGCTCAATACGAGACAGCATTAGAGGCGGAGAAAGTAAAAGTACAACAGTTAACAGACAATTTAAAAAGAACAGCCCTCACCACAGCTGTTAAACAAATTGCTACAGATTTAGCGGGCGAGAATGCATTGCTTCTAGAACCTCATATTCAAGCACGCATACAAGCAAACATGAATGATGAGGGGGCTGTTGAGTTACAATTCCTAGGTATAGATGGTGGCGCTATAAATCAGGATGGTTTGATAAATGAGTTTAAACAAAATCCTGTGTTTAAGACCGTTATAAAAGGTAAGAGAAGTACAGGGGGTGGTGCTCAGGGAGGTAGCCAAGGAGAAGGTGACACAGGCGAGTGGGCCCAATACTTCGACGAAACATCAGATAGTTATTCGCCGTCCAAACAATATGAGCTGCAACAAACCAACCCACAACTACATGACGCTCTATTTGCTAAATATCTAGCAGGAAAATACTAGTAACTCAGGTGGTTCTCAGCAAAAACATGTTATTATATAACAATAGAGATGGCTGGGAGCCAGGATGGTCCTTCTATGATTCACAAATAAACAATAGGAAAGATTATGGTAGTTTTATCAGATTTGATCCAAAGGGATCAATATAACAGAGAAGTACTAAGACAATCACTTAGAAAGTCAGTACTATGGAATTCAGGTTTAATTGTTAAAGACGCTGAACTAACAAGATTGATGAAGGCTAATATTGGAGCTACATTCGAGTTTGACTATTTCTTAGATTTAGCAGATAACGAAGGTAGAATTTCAGATGATTCGGCAACTATGGCAGGTACTGATGGCATCACCACAGGTACAGATGTAGCTGTAGGAAACTACAGAAACAGATCATGGGGAGCTAGAAACATCACAGCTAATTTATCTCATACAGGTGATCCTATGTTAGCTATTGCATCGAGAGTAGGTGCTTATTGGGCTAGACAAATGGACTTCACTTCGTTATCGATTATCAAAGGTTTAATTGCGGACAATGTTGCGAACAATGCTTCGGATTTTGTAAACGACCAAACAGGTACAACTGTAGATATTAATATGATTCTAGATACACAACAAACAGCAGGTGATGCGCAAGACATGTTCGGCGTAATGATTTGTCACTCAGCTATTAGAAACAAACTTAAAAAAGATGGTGTGACAGATAGAATCTATGATGATAGAACAGGTAAGTTCTTGTACGAAGCCTTAGGGGGTCTTAGATTGGTTATTACCGACGCCGTAGACTCACCAGCAGCAGGTACATACACATCTTATATTTTAGGTGGTGGTATGATTGGTCATGGTTTAGGTACGCCTAAAAAAGCACACGAAGTTGAGTGGACAGCAGCAATTGGTAACGGTGCTGGTCAAGAGACGCTATGGGAAAGAAGAAACTTCTGTTTACACCCTTATGGATTCAGCTTTACCAAAGCAGCTATGGCCTCTACATCACCAACAAATGCCGAGTTTGAGAATGCGGCTAACTGGACTCGTAATGTAGATAGAAAAAGAGTACCATTTGCAGCGTTAATCTGTAATGTATAAGGAGTAGGAAATGACAGCGTTAATAGTACATCCAGCTAACGACTTCAATACTTTTGTTGATGTAGCGGGGGCGGATATTATCGCTGAAGATTTTCTTGAGCACGGTGTGTGGGAGGCTTTAAGCCTTGAAGATAAGCAGCGCTGGTTGTTGTACACAGGTAACCTCATCATGAATTTAAATGGTTTGAAGCTACCCGACACAGCTGTTGAGTGCTTAGGTAAAGTACAGGTAGACATAGCTATACATCATATCCGTTATAGTATAGACGCTGTGGAAGCTAAACAGCAAGTGCGTTTACAGTACTTCAATCATATGAGCACTGAGTTCTTTAAAAATGAAGGGTTTGATAAACTCATACCCGAAGATGTACCAGCTACGAGCTGGCCTTGTTTGGAGTCTGTAGGTGTCAAGAAACCTCAAGGTTGTGGTGGTGTGTTAGCGTTCAGGAGAACAAGATGACATCAACACTGTTTGCTAAAACAATTAAAAGCATCGTAGATATGTATGGGCAGCCAGGGGTGCTACATAACGTATTAAGCGAGAGTTACGACCCCGTCACAGGAACAACAACTAAAAACGAGCAGACAATAGATATAATGTACGCTGTACATGATACAGTATCAACCAAAGACATTAATCTTAAAGAGAAGTTCATCCAAAGAGATGATAATTTAGCTAAGTTCGAAACAGCTTCAGTATCGTTTTATGTAACAGATCCGGCCGCTAGTATAAATGTTAATGAACTGAGTTACATTGCATATAACGGCGTAGATATGTGGCTTCATGATGTAACAACAATAATAGTTAACAATACTATTATAGCTTATATAGCTCTCATAAGGGAGGAACGTTAATGGCTCGTTTAAATGTAAGCGGAAGTTTTGGCGATCAGCGCGTGACATGGAAAGGTTTAAACTATATTATCGAAAATGATATTAAAAACATTATCAAAGATAATACACATGAGCTGAAGAATGACTTACGGCAAGCGTGGCCTGTTGCCACTGGAAGGTCCAGAGCAGGCTGGCATGTAAGAGGTAATCAGTATACATGGTCTGTGGCTAACAATGTCACTAATCCTGATACAGGGTTTTATTATATCGCACCACTATGGTATGGTTCGTCGCAGCAGATGCCCCAAGGAGGGGATCCAATAGTCAGACGCAGGGCGTTACTGTTGAGAAATGAGCTCCGAAGACATAAATGGAATAAAAGACGGCGAAGATATGACCCTATTAGAACAAGTAGCGGTCATCCAGATATAAGGGTTTAAGATGTTGCTGCAAGATATTTTAAGAGAAATAGAGACAGAGTTCAGTACAAACTGGCCCGGTGAAGTACATTTTGCGTCGTCCATTAAAAAACCTACAGTGGATGAATGGTTGTATGTGGATGTGGTTCCTCTTATGAGCAATCAATTGTCATACGAGGGTTGTAGTGAAGATGTGCTAGGTTTATATGTTACCTGTTACGCATTAACTAAGGTAACAGCATATAATTTAGCAGATAGAGTAACTCAATTTATCGCTAATAAGCGCTTAAATTCTGCGTATATTAGCAATTCCCACCCCGTAGACCAAAATACTATATCTCAAGAGAGGTATTACATTAAAATTATGTTTTATATTAAAAATTAGGAGTAAATTATGGCAATAAGCGGAGTAGATACACAATTAGTTAAGGTTACTGTGGACGCTGTAACCGCAGGAGTACCAGCAGGATCACCTTCTGAAGTTAAATGTATTATTGATTTAGGTAACTATAAACAAACAAGAGCAAAGAAAACATATTCATGTATGAGTTCTAATGAATCAACAGTAGGTTTAGGTTCTATTACGAGAGATCCTCTAACACTAGGTCTTTTATATAATGAAGATAATGCAGATGGTCAGGATAAAATAAAAACAGCTTTCGACAACAACACTGAAATCGATGTAGTGATTGAGTTCGACAATACACCATCAGGTGGAGCTCATGGTACACAAATTTCAGCTAGAATGGGAGTAGCAGAGTGGGATATGGCTATGCCAAAAGATAGTAAAGTTGAGCTTACCTTTTCTTTAGAATTTAAAGGTTCAGCTACTGTTACAAAAGCGGCGTAAACAAGATTTTTCTTGTTTACTTCGACGAGCCTCTGTGCCTTGTCCATGGAGGTTCTTCGAAGTAAATAACCTGTTTATTTACGGATAATATTAAAGACAAGGATTAATTATGAGTAATGTATTTGATGTATTCAAACCGAAAGAGAAAGAGCATTTTATTAAAGCGCTTAACAGTAAAGTTGTCATAAGAGAGTTAACACTTGGTGAGCAAAGCGAGTTTACACGCTCAATGATCAGAGGTGTGGACGATAAAGGACAACCTGATATCGATTATGATAAGGCTCTGGATGTTAGATTCGAGAAAATCAGTAAAGCTTTGGTAAAACCTAAAATGACTACCGAAGAACTTAAAGGATTAAATGAGAATGCTAAGGCTGCACTGGATGAGATATACGCAATTATAGACCCTAAAGGCGCCGAAGCACTAGAAAAAGCATTGGTAGAGTCAGAGGGAAAGTAGGAAGTATAGATTTTTTCAAGTTTAGACTAGCTCGTAGTTTAGGTTGTACGGTAGGTCACCTTGATAAAACAATGAGCGCCCAGGAATACGAAGAATGGAAAGTATATCACAGATACGAACCTTTTTCGTTTATAGTGAACGAGGTACAGCTGGCCAGTTTATTATCTCTCATAAGTAATTATATGGGAGGTAAAAAGAAAATGAGTGATTTCATGATTAGCAAAGAGGTACGCAAACCGCAACAGGTTACAGGCGCAGAACTAGATAATATTATACAAGGAATGTTTTAAATGGCTTTAACTATACAAGATCAGATTATTATCGAAATGCGCGCAGATATGAGACAGTTGCAGCGTGATTTGCGTAGAGCCGAGCAAGAAACACGCAATGCAAATAACTCAATGCGTTCACAATTTAGAAGAACGGCAGCCTCCATAAGATTAACTCAAGCAGCTGTGGCTTCGTTGGCAGCCACGGTTGTAGGTGAGTATGGTATAAGAGCAACTACCTCGATATTAGAAACAGCAGATGCGTGGAACCTAACAAATGCTAGGATAAGATTGGTTTCAGATTCTTCCGATGAACTTATACAAAAACAAGAGGCTATATTTGATATAGCTCAGCGTTCGCGAGCAGCATACGAATCGTTAGCTAATTTATATACGCGTATTGCTAGAAACACTTTCACAATGAATATCGAGGATGAGAAGCGTTTAACTGTAACGGAAGCCATAGCTAAAGCTCTTGTAATATCGGGAGCTAATGCAGCTTCAGCTAATGCCGCACTTGTACAGTTTACTCAAGGGTTAGCAGCTGACGCTCTAAGAGGTCAAGAACTTAATTCTGTAATGGAGCAGATTCCTCGTGTATCGCAAGCTATAGCAGATGGTCTTCATGTGCAGATAGGTGAATTGCGTAACATGGCTAAGGAAGGTAAACTCACAGCAGCTGTTGTGTTGAACTCTCTTGTAAGTCAAAAAGATAAAATAGATAAAGAGTTCTCTGAAATGGCTCGTACTATGGGTCAAAGTACCACACAAATGAGTAATGCATGGCAGCGTTTTGTGGGTCAACTTGATAGATCCTTAGGTATCACAGATTTTGTGACTAGTAGAATTGACGCTCTTAGAAAAGCTTTAGATGATACAGATAAAACATTACCAGGACTACAAAACCACTACATTGACGCCATAAAAGGAATGATAGCTGCCTCTGATTTATGGGTTGATAGATTGGTATGGATCGGTTTAAATGCTTATCAAGGTTTCGATACTATAGGCCCTGCTTTAAAATCAGAATATACTATATTTATGGCTTGGTTAGATAAAGAGATGCTCGCATTCGATTTAAGTATCGAGGAAATAATAACTCGTATGAAGCTTAAAATTGTTGAGTGGATTAATTGGCTTACAGGTATAGATATAGCAGGCACACAAATAACCAACCCGTTACTTGGAAATGAAGAAGAAGCACTAAAAAACCAACTAAAAGCCATAGAAGATTTTCGAAAAAAATCGAACACAAAATATTTACAGGTTGTAGCTGAGGAAGGTGAGAGAATGAAAAAACTCACCGAGTTCACAGATGAGTGGATTAAGAAGGCAGCAGAAGCGGCAGCTGTCACCAAAGAGATGAGACTTGACGCTCTTAAAGCAGCCGAAGCCCAAAAACGAGCACAAGAAAAATTTAAGAGAAGTACCTCTTTATACACCAAGACAGGACCATCACCTTCACAGTTAAAAGAAGCTCACGATAAACTTATGAAGCGGTATAATAAAGAGTCCAACGCATTGATTCTTAGGTTAGAGAAAGAACGAGCGCTTAAAAAAGCTACACTGCAGAGACGCGAATTAGATGCGCAGTTTAAATTGGTGACTTCAGGTACATCCGATATACAACAACGCGAACTATTAATTACCAAACAAATCAACAGAGCACAACAAGACGCCAAACTCATAGCTGAAGAGATTAATCAATTATTAAAAGCAAGACAAACAACTATAGTTAAAGAAAAAATAGCTTCTTTACGAAATACAGCTGCGCGAGAGTTAATTGCATTAGCTGTACGATATAATAAGTTAGTAGAAGAGCGTATCCGTTTAAACTATAGAGACTTAGAAGTAAATACGCAGATTCAAAAAGCTTTAACAGAGGCTACCCAAGTTGAAAGTCAGAGAGAGATAAACAATGCAGTTCCTGCAGTACAGCCAGTATTAGAAGCTAAATTCGATGTGGATAAAGCTAAAGCCGCATACGAACAAATCAAACTAGATGTAGAAGCTTATTCTAAACTACGCACCAAAACAGCAGATCAAGTTCTAATAAAAACTAAAAAAGAAACCGAACTACTTAAAGCCGGCGTAGAATACGAAAAAGCTAAAAACAAATACGCAGAGATTCGTTATCGTTTAGCTATGGATACTGTGGCGGCTTTTGCCGATACATTTGCCCAAACAGGTGATTTTGCTGCTTCTATTAGGGGCGTATTAGAAGATTTTATAAACTCATTGACTCAAGGTGACTGGGGTAAGAGCGGTACAATAGTAGGCGTAGTACTTCAGATATTCAGAGGAATTTCGAAAGATACAGCCGAACAAATCAAACAAAAAATTGAAGAGGTTAAAGGACAAACCAAATTCGAAGGACCTACATTCAGTACTTTAAAATCGGCTTTCTCCGCAGCTCAATATCCTCTGTTAGCTGAAGCACGAGAAACTAACAGACATTTAACAGCTTTGGTTACTTCGTTTAATAGAACAGCTATATCTATAGCGAATATATCGTTAAGCGATCAAGGTAAGACATATTTGAGTTCGTTAAATGGTAGTGGAGCTGATTTATATAACTATAGTCGTTCGAGTGAGTTAGGTATTACCACACATAGCAGAAAGTTGATAGATTCGGGTTTATTTTTCGGCGAGCAATCGTTTAGAGATTTGCTTAGCGCCCAATCGGCTAACATCCAAGCTTATTTAAGTGCTGAGTTTAAAAGTACAGGCTTGTGGGGCTTGTTATCTTCAACTAAAACAAGAAGAGAGCTCACTCAACTACCACCAGAGATAAAAACACAATTAGCGCAATCGTTTAATGAAGGATATCAAGCTATATTATCCTCCGCTGTAGCATTAGGTTTCGATAGAGATAAAATAGCTAAGTTAATAGGTGATCAAACAGTTAACATTGATTTTGTGAGTTTATTCGATTTAGATAAAGAAGCTTTAGCAAAACGATTAGATGAAATATTTAGTGAAGTGTTTAACGGTGTAATTGAAGATTCTAAAGTGTTCAGCGAATTGGTTAGTACTTTTAGACGCGGTACTGAGACAGATTTACAGACTTTGGTGCGTATCAGTTTAGAATACCAACAAGCTACACAAGCATTACAGTTGGCCGGCTTAAATATAAACGACGCGTATAGAATACAAGTATCGCAGATTATTACTAATCCCGGTAACGCACCTATAACACCTACATTTGAGAATTTTAATGTAAACGATGTTACACCTACCCAACAACAATATATTGATTTGTTGAGAGAAGCGACAGGTGTCACTGATGGTTTTAACGAATCTATGAGGGCCACTATTCAAGTAAGCGAAAACGCTACACAAACTATAGAAACACAAAGAATATCGGCTCAAGAACAGACAATAGCATTAGTAGAACAAGCAGGAGGTATGTCTGAGTTTGCCTCGCTGGTAAGTACTTATACGAATAGCATCTTAACAGACGAACAACGTACAACGATGGAGTTAAATAATCTACGAAAAGTATTCGCTGATTATAACCTAACACTACCTAAAACACTTCAAGGTTATAGAGATTTACTAGCAGCCCAAGACACATCTACCAAGGCAGGTAGGGAAACTTATATTATGTTGCTTCAAATGTCTCAGGCGTTCGCCGATACAAGAGACACAGCTGAGGAAGCTGCAAAAGAGGTAGATAAATCTGTGAGTGATTATGTAGACAGAATCACTAGAGCAATAACAGGTGATTTAAGTCCTTATACCTCAGAACAACAAGCCAACTTCATGACTCAGTTCGCTAATATGCAAGATCGTTCTACAAAAGAAGGGGCTAAAAATTATTTAGATAGTTTAGAGGAAGCCTTGAGATCTAGTAAAGATATGGTACCCACAGTAGAGGAATATATGCGTAGATTTGACACTTACATTGATGCTGTTCAGCGTGTAGAGAAAGAGAAAGACATCAATGATTTATGGTCTAAAGCAGAGGAAATATTAAACGAACTCAGACATCAAACAACCATAGAAGAACAAGCAAGCTATCAAGATGCTTTATAAGGAGACAAGATGACTATAAGCGAACCTATTAATAGTAGACTATTAGAGTATACTGAAGATTCGGCTAATGCTATTCAAGTGTATAGTTGGGATACTGATTACGACAAATATGATAAAGTAGTAGAATACGGTGCTTATTATAGAGCTAAACAACATGTGAGAACCTATGTTACACCAGAACCAAGAGATTTACTGGTTTTAGATATTGACGAGAATTTTGTTAAGTTTGTACGCTGTGAAACTGATAGAACTTTTTATCATGCTCACTTCGATAAATATTGGGTGTTCCTTAATACCACCACACCTACCATTATGAGGGTTAAATGGGGATTTGGTTTTATGTTATGGGATTATGCTTTCCCTCGAACTTTAACAGATACTTACGGTCCTGATGTGTTTGGCCAGATAAACTTTCCACCTGCCGGTACTTCAGAGTATATTAAATTTACCATGAATGGCGCTAATGTAGATGTTATTAAGTATTCAGGTGGTACATCTATGGAGACTCCCGGTACAGTCGATTCTACCACCACCTATACAACAGCTCAGTTCGCTGTATTGTATCCCGGTTTAATATTCTTTGACACTGGTACACAATTCAAAGCAACATTAAATGGCGTATGGAGTACGGACGAAGCAGATATTTTAAGTTCTGCGTTCGTTACACAGTTTGGTGGAAGTATGGATATAGCGGATGATACTAGATGGGAATTGATAGATACATACGAACCTGAACTGGTATTAGACGCTAAAAACTATACAGGTTTAGCTGTTAAAAACAGTTGTAAGTTTGTAATTCAAGGTGATACCGCTTTTGATACTGTAGCACTAGGAAGACTGCAAGCAGAAGCTGTTAATTTAAGATTTATTCATAGCGACGGTACAGTTGTATACGAACTACTAAATTATGTACCCGATAATAGACGAGATATAAGAGATGCAGCAGAGCACTATCCATCAACCGTTGTATTGTATTCAAGTCATCAGAATCCAGAACAGCGTACGCAAATACTACCGCACGAAAGTACCGTAGAAGTAGAACTTATAGGTGCTCAGTGTTTCTTAGGTACTATACAGTTAGGTTTATCTGTTGATTTGGGTATCTCAGATTTTAAATTCTCTACAGAGTTCGTTGATTTTTCGCCTGTGGAAGTTATTTTCAATGTAATTCATTACAAAGAGGGACTTAAAGTAAAGGACTATAAAGGTAAGTTTAGGTTCTGGACTACTTTCTTCGATATATACGATCGATTGTTTGTATCGTTAGGTGGAAAAGAAGTTATTATTAACGGGAGCGATACCTTTGATAATTGTAAAACAGATAGTCAAGATAGATTCGCTTCTACTATGTTACTAGGTAGAATCAAGAAAATGCCTTTGACTACTGTAAAAACAGATGATAGGTTAGGTACACTAGCAGAAGCCAGTTTCGTAATAAGGGAGATAGTGTGATACCTTGTAAATGCGATATAACAGAGACACCGAAATTACCTCACTCATTAAGCGTCCGATGTGTTTTTGTATTGCCTCTTACTACAGAGCAAAAGATAAATAAAGGTTTGGGTTTGAAAGCGTTCAAACTCCCCTCAAAATTCAAAGTTACTATGCAGATGGAAACTGACGAACTAATGAAAGAATGGCATAAGTTCTACGAAGTCATAAAGAATGGAGGTGATTCGTTTTTCATGAAAATGAATAGATACGGTTACTTCAAGCAAGTACTAGTTAGAATGACTAAAATGAATCCTCAGTTTAAACGAGACATGGATGGCTGGCATGGGGTACTAGATTTAGAAGAAGTACAGCCTCCTAAAGGGTACTCTTATGATGACGATGGTAACTGGACTTATACGGCAGCAGGAGGAGAGCCACCTCAAAGTTTAGATTGTGGTGGAATATATGGTACTTTCTTCATAGATACAGAGGAAGAAGATAACGAAGTTACATGTACTCACTCTAATCGTTTTGATGGTGCTAATATGGAGGACTGTATTAATCCGCCTGCGTCGCCAAGAGATGTTTTTGGTGATGGTATGTGTTATGCTTTATATAGATTTAATAACAACGATTTAGAAGCAGATGGTAACTATAACGCAACTTCCTCAGATAATACATACAATATAGGTTATATAGATCATTCCGCTAAGTTTAATGGTAGTAATGCCGGTTTTATAGTAAACAGTATTCCTCTAAGTTTTACAAACGACACTATATCTTTTTGGTTAGCTGTTGACTCTTCTGCCTCAGGTAGGGTTTTTGAAGCAGAAGAAGCTGGTACAGTTAAGATGTATATCGAGTTCGACGCCTTATCAAACAAGTTAATAATTAGCGGACCTGATTTTACTGTAGATGCTATATCTGCTAGTGATTCTATCAATGACTATGACCCTGGACATGGCAAGACAGTAACAGAATGGCAGCATATATGTGTAGTATTTAGACCTATACCTGCTAGTCCTTCAGAGGTACATATCTACATAGATGGTAGCGAGTCGTTAGGTCAGGTAGGTTCAATACCTGCAGGTATTACAGCTCATGATATGTTTTTAGGTCGTAATGGTTTTGGAGGTAGAATAGATCAGTTAAGACTACTCAATGATGATTTAGGAGACAGTCGAATAGAATATTTATATAAGGAGGTAAGTTAATGGCCTATATTAAATTTCCCGAAGATAAATTAGGCGAATGCGCCTTCAAAAACGACACCAAGATACAAACCCATAGTTATAATGGTTTGGGTAATAGATTGCGTGTTACTCCCACCCATTATACATTACAGTTGTTCTTGGATACAGATCAAAAACAACAAGATTGGAGAGCTTTTTATTTAGGTGATTTAAATCACGGTACCAAACCGTTTCTTGTAAGGTTACCAGATTTTAATAAACCTTTATTTCATCTGGTTTATATCATATCTAATTCATACAAAACAACGAGATCGGATGAAGGTTGGAATCAGGCGTTAAAAGTAGATCATTTTTTCGGTGATGCTTATGTTTACGACGAGAATGGCGATCAAGTTACAGATATAAATGGCGATCCTATAACAGTTTCATCTATATGTGAAACCAAAGAACTCACATATTGCGGAGATAAAACAGGCCCTACCTTAAGTACAGACCCGTACTATTCCGGAGGTGCGCAAGTCTATCATCCTTGTTTCGCGCCTACGCAAGCAGTACCTTACGATCATTTAGCCACTACATATACAGTTATGTATGCAGGTGTTTTTGCTCATTATAGATTTCAGGATAATCTATACAATTATATGGCTCCTCCAGATAAATGTATTGCAGGTAAATATAATGGTGATCCTGCTTCTGAAGTATCTTACACCAATAACTGCAGATATACTAAAGGAATATATGTAGACGACAATCAAAAAGGTTTAATAGTTAAAAACTTCCCTTTTGTGTATACTAAATCAGCCATAGCATTTTGGGTACCCGGTGGTATGCCTGGTTCTGTATTAAAAGCCTTCATTGAAGGGGATCCATCGCCTAAGGTAGATATTCAAGTTAATGCAAGTAATGTGGTTGTGAGCGGTGATTATGTTACTACTAACGCTGAAGGCGACAATCCGAGTTATAGTAATGTTAACCATTATTTGATTTCCTTTATTTCTGATGGCGGGGGTCATAAAATCAAAATATATGTCAACGGTATGGACACCACATCTGTGGAAGGTGTCATGGTAGCTACTTTGAATACAGCTAATATGTTTACTTTCGGTGATCGTACAGGCGTAGCTGGTGTTTATTTAGACGATTTACGGTTTATAAACAATCATGTAACAAGTACCATAGTAGCGCGTCAGTTTTTCAACGATAGTCTCAAAGCTACAGAATATTTAAAGGACGGCTCAGCTGTAGCTTTATATAGATTTGAAGGTAATGCTCTTGATTGCGGAGCTAGGTACAATTTATCGGCCGGAGGCCTCCACTATCATAGCGACAGTATTTTTTACGCTGATAGATTTGCGCCACCTACTGAATACCATAGTTTGTATTCCGAGAATGGAAATTATTCAAATCCGGTAGGGTCCATAAACCTTGATATGGTAAATGGTTTCTCTATATCTTTTTGGTTTAAAGCTGAAGGTGACATGCATTATGGTATTAGCGCTGGTTTTTTTGATAGTGTTAACAACACACCAACACAAGCGATAACTACTGAAAGTGTCGGGAGCGGTCTATATAGATTGAGAGTAATAGGGTCGGATGTGTTGTCTTATATATGGACCGATAACATGTCGAATTTAAACAATGGTAAATGGCATCATGTAGTATGGTTAAATAACGGCGGATCCTCTCATATTTGGGTTGATGGTAAAGATAGAACTTTAGAAGCAGGCGCATCTAACAATATTTTAAGCCCTTTATGGTTTAGTCTTCAGGCAGATGCCGGTAGTAAATTCTGGATGGATCATGCGCGTGTGTTTAATAAAGTACTGAATAACACAGATATAAAAAAACTATATGGTGAGCGGACAGAGCCGCTAACAATATAAAGGAGAAAAAATGCCTCACATAAACACAGTATTAGAGAACGAAAGTAATATAGAAGATTTAAAAAATGTAACATCTGCAGGAGCTGCGGCAGATCAATTTTTGAAGTGGGATGGATCTGAGTGGATTCCTTCAGATCTACCTACATTCGCTGCTAATTTAGGTGATTTGAATGATGTGACTACTACAGGTGCAGCAAGTTTAAAAGTGTTAATGTACAATAGTGGCTCTGGTATATGGCAACCTCAATATCTATACCTCAACGATTTACAAGATACGCAGGTTTTGGGCGCTAATGATGGTGATGTATTGACTTACAATAACGCGTTTGGTAGATGGGAAGCTGCTGCTCCTTCAGGTGGCGGTGGCGGCGGTAGTATGGCCTGGGTATCTAAATGGACTGGTAGTGCCCCAAGCGTAAACAATACATGGGGATTTGGGCAGTTTCTAATAAAAACAGATGCTGATGATTATCTGGTATTAAACATATCAGAGAACGGTATAGCTGGTGTAAAAGGTCCTTCTATAGTTGAAACGATTGGCGGAGTAATGACGCGTTTCATATTCGCTAAATATACCTCAAGTAATTTTCAGGTACAAGGAGACAATATAGACGGTAATTATAACGAAGATGTGGACTACATAGAAATAACACAAATATGGAAATTTGAATAAGGAGAAATTATGCCCGTAGTACAAGGATATAAAGCTGATATACAAGCAAGACAAGATTTAAACGAATTAGATGCTAATTCTGGTGAAGTGATAGAAGCAGGAGAAGCTAGATTTGTTGATAGTGTTAGATGGATCAACAACACTGGAGGTCCTTTAACAGTACCAGAGGATACCAGCGAGGCTAGTATGATAGCTGCTGGTTTTACTTTATATGAAGGAGGAGGGGCGTCTTCCCCTTGTTATAACAGTGCTGGGAGTAGAGGTTTTGATAGAAGACATTTAACGACTTTACCCATACTTGAATGGTGCGGGTCAGATATACATCACTATACTAGAATATATTATGACAATACGGACGACAAAATAAAAGCAAAAGTACACTCATCTAGCGGTTATTTTGGTGATAACCATACTCATATAGAACTCAGAACTCTATGCGTAAGACCAAACCCTGCTTATGGTGACGGTTGTTATTTTATATGGGACTGCGAACAGATAAACATAACAGATCCATTAACTATTCAAATAAGTCACGATAATGGTACACACGATATATTTATAGATAACCATCTACATTTATTCGATAAAGAAACCATACATTGGAGCAGTAACGAAACCCACGCATATTACGATACTTTAGCTCCTATAGCACAGTTAATATGGAATGAAGACGGTGAATTAGCTTTTTGGGAGAACATGCAGTCTTATATGGTACTGGGAGCTTCAAGAGCTGTACATCACTTGTACCACGGATTAAAATTCGTAAGTGGATTATTCATAGACACTATTACTTATCACGACGATAAATATGAGGGCATAACCGATGGTAGAGTATTGAATGATACCATACAAGTCGATATACTTCATATGGACAAGACACCTTTCTTATATCGCGATGGTGCTGGTGGTATATGGAAAGAAACACCAGCCGACAACTATTATGGTTACAAGCAGGGTGGCCGCGTAATGTATAATAGATACGATGAAGTTCACGATATGTGGGATTTGAAAAACATAAACGGTGACTATGTTGTCATGATGTTTGCTTTATTCTTAGATAAAGAACCAGCAGTCAAGAAAATTATAGGGCAGAATTTATACAACCACGAAGCTGAAGGTAGAAGAGCTATCATGAGTGAGTTCTATAACCTTGATTGGGGGGATATAGATAAAAACAGTGTTTTACCTCTGGCGGCTGTACTACTGCATAACCAAGGTGATGGAATAGTGGGACATTTAGATCATGGTTGTTCGTGGGTAGATTTACGATATGGATTTCCTGTAGAGCGCGAATAGTATGAACTATATATCTCGACTACTGAAATATAAAATCGATTATTGTACTCTATTTCCTGAAGGTAACTGGAGTAGTTGCTGTATGCGACATGATAGACGGTACGATAACAAAAGAATTACGAGGTTTCAAGCGGATCTATTACTTTTTAGATGTGTTAGAAGAAAAAACCATCCACTGATAGCCAGCCTAATGTGGATTGGAGTTAGATTATTCGGTTGGTATTTTTATATAAAGGCAGGACAAGGCAATGATTAAGTATGTATGGAGTTTACCTTCAGAGGTAAGAGACAGTATAGAAGGGTTAACACCTAAATTTGGTTTTAATGGTTTTGGAGAAGCTACTTATTATAGAACATATAGTAGACGCCAAGCTAACGGAAAACAAGAAACATGGCATGATACAGTTCTTAGAGTAATAAGAGGGCTATTCACTATTAGATTTGATTGGTATACAAAACATAACCTACCATGGGACGAAGAAAAACATACAGCGCTAGCTAAACAGATGGCTGTATCGATGTTTAAAATGCAGTGGTTACCACCTGGTAGAGGTCTATGGGCAATGGGTACTGATTTCGTAAGTAAATATGGGTCTGCTGCCTTGAATAACTGTGGAGCTGCAGATACAAAAGATCTAGTAACAGCCGCTGGTTGGGCTATGGATATGTTGATGTGTGGTGTTGGTGTTGGTTATAATCTTAATTGGGATGGTAAGGTAGTGGGCCCTTCACACGAACAACAAAAACACACAATCACAGACGATAGACAAGGATGGGTAAATTCTGTGCAGGCTTTAATTGGTGCATATATCTACGGGACACCAAGACCTAAATTCGATTACAGTTTGATACGCAAAGAAGGTTTACCTATTAAAGGATTTGGAGGAACATCAAGTGGCCCTGGACCTCTCAAAGAGTTACACAAAAGAATCACTAGATATCTCGATGATAGGTTGAAGGGTAAATATTCCGCAGGTAGAACTGTCTCAGATATATTTAATGCTATAGGTGCTTGTGTAGTGGCTGGTAATGTGAGACGAAGCGCTCTTATTAATTTAGGTGATGCTAAGGATGAGGAATTCCTAGATTTGAAAGACTATTCAAAAAACCCAGAAAGACAAGAGATTGGTTGGATGTCTAACAATACAGCTATACTCAAAACAAAAGAAGATTTCAAAGAACTACCGAACATAGCTAAGCGTATTCAATTGAATGGTGAGCCTGGTATTATTAATTTGATAAATGTACAGAAGTATGGTAGGTTTGGAGAGATAAAAGAAGACGCTGCATGGCTAGCAAATCCTTGCGGCGAAATACCATTAGAGAGTTTCGAACTATGTAATCTGGTGGAGGTGTTCCCTACTAAATGTGGAAATAGTTTCAATAAGGTACTTAAATACGCTACTTTCTATGCTTCGACTGTATCGTTACTTCCTACGCATAAAACAGAGACAAATTCTATAATAGCTAAAAACAGAAGAATAGGTGTGTCTTTAAGCGGTATCGCTGATTGGTTAGATAAGATAGGCGCCACAGCGATGACCTCTAAGTTGAGAGAAGGATATCAAACAGTTAAAAGCCATAATGCAAAGTTGAATGCGGAGGCTGGTATTCCCGCGGCTATAAGATGTACCACGGTAAAGCCAAGTGGGACTATAAGTCTATTGGCAGGCGTTAGTTCAGGTATGCATTTTCCTACTTTTAAATACGCTATTCGGCGAATGCGTGTGGGTGATAACACGCCCGTGTGTAAAGTTCTTAAAGAGGCGGGCGTACCAAACGAAACAGATATGTTTAGTGAGGGCACTACTATATTTGAATTTCCTATAGATCAGGGTAGTACAAGAGAAGCCACCCAGGTATCAGCATGGGAGCAGTTTTCGTTGTTAGCTATGCTACAGCGTGAGTGGAGCGATAACATGGTAAGTTGTTCCGTGTATTTTGATAAAGAACAGGAGGGTAAACAAGTAGAGTATATGCTGGCTCAGTTTGCTCCTGTGATTAAATCGGTATCAATGCTACCTCATAGTGATTTGGGAGCTTATCCTCAGATGCCTTATGAGGGGATAACAAGAAGTCAATATAGAAATAGAAAAGATGCATTTCCTGTGATCGATTGGGGTTCTTTTATAGGTGACGGCACCATGGAGAAATTCTGTGATTCTGGTAATTGTACATTGTAAACATCAAAATAACAGCATTTAAACGCGCATATAACAGAGATTCCGCTGTTAATCTCTGTAATTCTATATATAAACAACGGAATATTTTAAAGGATTTTAATGGAAGCTACTATAAACGAATTAGATCAAAGATTAAAGGTATTAGAGAAGACATGTTGTTCTGTGGAGGCTATTAGAAACAACGCGGAGCTTAACTATAAAGTACAGAGTATGATGACGGAAATACATCTATTGAATAAGACCGTAAACAACCTCCAGAAAGTGATTTATGTAGCTATAGGTGTTTATGGCGCTGTACAGTTTATAGGTATACATAATATAATGAAGGCTATCGGATGAGAAAAATAACCCATATCAGTGTTCACTGTTCGGATACGAAAGGCGGTAGAGCCCACGACATAACAACTTATCATAAAAAAGTAAAACATTGGAAAGACATTGGTTATCATTATGTTATTTTAAATGGTAAGGTTAGTGGAGGTTACGAACCTTTACTTGACGGAGCTATAGAAACAGGAAGACCTTTATCTATGACGCCAGCGGCTGTGCGGGGACATAACGAAGGAATGATTGCTGTGTGTCTGATTGGTAAAGATGAATTCACCGAGGCCCAGTTCGTGAGTTTATTTAAGCTATTACTCTCGTTGAGGAAGAGATACGGTGTGGCTGTGCGTGATATACTAGGCCACAGAGAGTACCCAAAAGTAAAGAAAAAATGTCCGTGTTTTGATGTGGGTAATATGAGGAAGGCACTTAACGCATGGGAGAGGTTAATTAAACCCGAGCGTTAAAATTGATCTTTGAATCTATCAACCCATAAAGTTAATAGTTTTAATGTAGGTACCGTAGTTGTATATTTTTTTCTGTCCGTAGCTGATAAGTTATTCCAGATGTAGGTTTTGATTTTAAAATCTATATCTTTTCGCTCCCCTAAGAGATACTTCAAAACTTGAGATGTACTTCCGCCACCTAACTGAAAGTTCATATATTTTAATAAGTCTGTGTCTTTATATTTTAAAGAATCTACATGCATTTTACATAGCTTATCCTGAATGTTAGGAGGCGTTTTTTCTCGAAGCCACACAGTTTTGATTTTCAATGCATAAGTCTGACCCAACAAATCACTCAACTGACAAACACCAAAATGTTTCTTTTGTCGTGGTTCTACCGCCGTATAATTATTATCTGATTCAACTGCGTATAATTTCTTCTTGAACACCTTCCATGGTGTGTTTTTACCTTTAGTTAGTGTATTAAGCAGATCATCTTTTGTGATATTTTTGACCGCTTTGAGCTGAGTCTGTTGTTCTATTTTTTGTTCAAAAGGTAAAACTACCTGGATGTTAATTGGTGGTACATGACACATAGCAGGCAGTACCGTAACATTGGTATCTACTTTAATGTTAGGTTTTTCGAATGTTTTCCATAACACGATAGATGTTATTGGTACACTTAGTAACGAAGCAGTTAGTAACTGCTTTCCTGTAAATTTATAAATCTTGTTTAGCATTGTCTTACTCCGTTTTTATAAGGTACATCGAAGATAGGACATGTAGGTCCATCTTCGATTTTATTCTCTTGTATATGAGAGGGTTTTTCTTTGTTCGATTTAATTATTAAATCTGTTATTACCGCCGATAAGGTCATTAATATAAATATAAGCGCCGCCATAATAAATATGTTTTTCACTGTTATTGTTATCCTTTTATATATGTTTTGTGTGACTGTTGGATGCTCTATGATGGGTGTGCGCTCCTGCGGTACGCGAGGCATACAAGGGAATGTATTAGGTTGATTTGTGTTGTTTTGCATGTTATTTTCCTTCGTCTTCGAGTTCTTCACAATCGCAGTAACCATACAAATCACCAGAGCCACAAGGACATGTAAATTCTTCTGCGAACATAATCAAAATATTATCCCAATCAAGCGGCGCATTGGCGGTATGTAAAATATCTATAAATGTATCAACCCACGACTCACCTTCTTCGAAAGCATCCTCCAGAGCAGCCACAACATCTTCTTCTGTTAAGTTGACTCTATCGAGTGTTAACTGGTACTCTTCTTGATAGTCGTGAGCGTCTATGTGGGACTGCCATTCTTCGTAAATCTCTTCTATGTATGGGTGCATTTTATACTCCTGGTACTAAATATAAATACTCTTCAGGTAGTGCTTCTAGGCACTGCTTAGCTAATTGTCTTATCTCGAGCAACGCTGCCCTGCTAGAACGCAATACCATAAAATTCTGAAAACTCCGCATGTTAACAGTCCATGTTAATTTTGTTTTAAAACTCTCCGGTAGGCTGTATTTCACAATGTCGTTGGATATACCAGCAGCTATTAATTCTCGTGTATTATCCAACGCTTTACTTATGGCTGTGTTAACCCTCTCATCCTCTGTTAACACACAATACTCAGAAACCCTAGCAAAATCACAATTGAATGGTTTTTCATCTTTCAACTTTTTAGCTAGTGTATAACGCGTGCTTCTTACGCTAAAACTAGAAATTCTGTGTCGTGTGAGTTCCATTAGACAAGCGCGTGAGATACCATCAATCTCAAAAGACATCACAATATGCTCCAGTGTGGAGCTGTGTTTGAATTTATTACCTACTCTGTCGATAAGGGCCTTATCTTTAGATCCCTTGTCACTCTTATCCTCACTACTCCAGCATGTTCTAATAGCGTCCGCACACACCTGCAACGGTGTTATGTGTTTTAGTGTTACTTTCATTCTATATCTCCTCGTTTTCTTAAATAATAATGGATATCACCTGATGTAAATAATCGTTTGAATCCTTGTTTTTCATAATAAGCTACTAAAGCAGCCTCACAATCCAATAGAATATCAACACCGCCATCCCAGTGGTGCTGTATGTAATCTAGTAATTTACAACCGTGACGGTGGCCTTTTTCTAATGTAAATAAGGCCTTTACATAAATTAAATCACCTTTAAGTTCCTGTACGCGGCAATATGCGGGTGCTCCGGTTAATTTAACTTCGTAGTTGTATAACTGATTTATATCTATGCGTCGTTGTTCTTCTGTAGAAAGCTGTTTAAAAGCTTCCATGAAATGATGTTCGTATAGTAGTTGTATCAATCTATATCCTTTATATCTTTATCTTCTCTTATGCAAATAAATGTCGGTTGAATGTAAGTATCCATTAACTGCTCGTATTCTATCTCGACTACACTACCTTCGTAAGCACCAAATCTTTCTCTGTCATAATCAGACATTCCTGAACCTACTTGCACTATACGGCCAGCAGAATCTTGCAGTTTGAGGGATCCAATTACACCAGCTGTTTTAGCTGTATCACCAGGTATCTCTTCGATGCATAATAAATCCGCAGAAGGTCTTTTTTTGTACTTCACAAAAGCTAGTGTTCTACTTCGGGTGTTTCTCCATATCATATCTGGTTGTTTTAATACCAAACCTTCGTAACCTCTACGCAACACAGATGACATATAAGTTTCCATTACTGTTCTGTTAGGTATTAACACTGATTCAACACGATTATCGTGGTCCACACACTCAGATATCTTTCTTCTGCGTATATTGAACGGCTGTGTTGTTTTATTGTTGTTGAACTCTTCAAGCGGCATATAATCGAATATCATAAATTTATGTCCTTCGCTGTATTGAAGTTGTCCATTTTGTTTAGAACCTTTCAACATACATTTGCGTCTGTCACCTAATTTACCTTCATCGCCTATACGCTCAGCAAGATAAACCCCATCGCTAGATATTGCAGGCTCATTGTTTCTAACCGTATATTCATGGCCTCCTGATGTGAAATATCTGTTGTTACCGTCTAATCTGATTATGATGGTGTAGTGACCGTCATATTTAATTTCAGCTATAACAGGATACTTAATCTTATCGACTGCTTTATCTTTAGCCTTCATAATCTTACCAACTTCAGGGATTAATCCTTTATATATCTTGTTGATAGTAACGGCAGTAATACCTGCATCAATTGAGCGACATAGTTTAAGATTTTCTAAATCCTCTCTACCACCCACTTTATCACCTGATTTACCGTAAGTTATAAATGGATTATATACCTCAACAAGATAATCCTTCCATTCATTATAGCTTGAATACTTTTTCAAAATATTCTGTTTAGCTGTGGAGCTACGTGTATCACGCAACTCTCTAATAATTCCTAGTATGTTCATTTACTGTCCTTTTATTTATATTCATCTATATACCGTTAATTGTTACAAGTTCCATAACTATATCACCTCCACAGCGAGGATAGGATCACTGTTAATATGTTTAATATGAATGCGGTACATCGCCCTCATATTAAAGTTAGGCTGTACTATAAAGAGGTTTGTGTGTCCTCTGGAGAGCCATATAGTCTCATAAGGATTCATAAACTGAGCTACCTGGTAAGCAGGAAAACCATTTATCTGCTGAGTATTGTTTTTAGCTTCGAAGAGCGTCAACTCATCTTGGAATTTACTGATTGCTATTCCTTTTCTTTCTCTCCCTACATGATCTTTTCCTATACTTTCTAAACTAAGTTGATACGCAATATCATGGCCTTTCTCTTTAAGAAAAACAGTTCTGTAATCAGTGGAGTGATAAATGCTTATATTAGTACCACTAGCCTTGATAGGAGGGGACACCTCTATATTGTTAATGAAAAGTTTTTTTATTACTTTCATATCGTTCCTTTCAATGTATTTATATAAATTGCTTTATATATCATATTATAGCATAATTTGCCTTAAATCTAGTTTAAATTTCCCTTAAATTAAATTTAAATTTTATCGTAAAAAATAAGGCTATTACACTACAAATGCGTGTGATTATATGCTATTACCGCGGAATCTCTTTAATATGCGCATTTTTGACGTATTTAGAGAGGTATTTTTTGACTTTTTCTACAGAATCTGCGTAGAATGCAACGCCTCCGGCCCTGCGGATTTGTTCTATTTGGTACAGTTGTAGAGGGCGTGGTTTCTGTCCTGGCCTCTTAACTTCAATAGCTATGAAGTGGCCCTGGAGACAACCTACAATATCAGGGGCCCCTGATTTGTTGGTGGTGATCAGTTTAACAGTCCATGCATCTAGACTGTTTAAATATGTCAATATTTTTGATTGAATTTGTGACTCACGCATATAACACCTCATACATGCGGGCGTTAAAGTTTTTGTTTTTAACGGCTACACAATCATATACATATTCGCTTATACCACCCTTGACGAGTACATAGTGTACACGGATAGGTTCTTTACGAGTGAAATCAGCTTGTCTATTCCGGCGCTGTATGTATTTAGATGTACGCCATGACATGGAGTAAATGATGAGGTGTTTATAGTCTTTCAACGAAATACCTTCCGCGAACCTATCCGCTTGTAGTATAAGCGCTTTCTTAAATACCTCTTTGAGTTTTATCTCTTCTTGTACATAATTATACATTATAACGGTATCACTTTTATCACCAAAATGTTCTAGTATGAAATCTATTTTCTCTCTGTTAGGTAGCGTAACACTTTTATACAGTTTGAGTGTTTCGGTAGAGCCTGTTTCATACTTAAGTGTACCTCCCTCTACCTGATATTGTTTTTGTAATGCAGAGGCGGCGTTCTCAATAGGTATTACAGCGCCGTCCACGACCATGAGTGAGTCCTTTGTAATAGCTCTAATCAGCTCACTGGCGTAATCGCTTAGCTCTACATAATGAGTTATGTCTTCTGCCTCTTCAGTGAAACCTGCTTCCTTACGAGTAAACCCAAAACATAAGGGATCAAACAGCTCTTTAATTTTATCTTCTTGTGTATGTGTATATACCTTGACGGTCCGTGCTCCTAAGTATTTAAGCTCGGGTATACCGTATGCATCAAACCATCTATAAAAGTTCTTATAAGTGGCGAACGGCGACCACTGCGATAGTCTTAATTGGTGGTATATCTGTGAATACGACTCTGCGTGAGGTGTAGCACTTAAATACAAAAGAGGCAAGCCGTACACCAGAGGACCTATTTTAAGTAATGTCTTGCTTGGTTTGGGATATGCACTTAACGCGTGGTGCGCTTCATCCAACACAACTATGTCTGGTTTCATTTTAACTTTATGGGCGGATTCGTAGTTAATCACTTCAAATTGTTTACCTGCTATAGGGTAATCGTGCGTGAGCTTTACCCAGTCAGGGGTGGCTGCTTTCTTCGTTAATATTAAACATCGATGTCTGTTGGTTTTTTGAATTATTAGTAGTGTCGCGAGGCTCTTGCCTACACGCTCCTGACTTACATTGTAGCATAAGCCTCTGCTTCGAAGGATATTGAAACCCTCCTCCGCCATTGTTATTTGATGAGGTCTTGGTTTCATTATAAGTACTCCTTCGAATGTCATTCCTATCATGTTTTTGATGCTATTGCCATAAACTCCGCTCGTGTCTCACTGTTTTGTTTAAAGGCACCTCTTAATACGGTTGTAACGGTGGAGCTACCGTGAATTTTAACACCTCTAGAACTCATGCATCCGTGCTCAGCTCTTATAAACACAGCTACTCCTATAGGCTGTAGTAGCTCTTCTATTGCATCAGCTATCTGAACTGTTAAGCGCTCCTGTAGTTGTAATCTTCTGGCGTACATATCGGCTATGCGTGCGTATTTGCTAAGCCCGATAAGTTCTTGATCGGGTATAATAGCTATGCATGCAAAACCTGTAATAGGCGCTAAGTGATGCGAACATGTACTGTGTATTGGTATACGCTCAACAACTATCATTTCATCGTAACCCTCGTCATTAGGAAACACAGTTAAAAAATCAGATGCTTTCTGTTCATAGCCGGCACCCCAATATTCTTTCCACGCTTTAAGGAAGCGCTTAGGTGTATCTATGCAGTTGGGGTCCGTCATATCACCTCCTATATACTCTATCAGTTTAGTGACCACAGCCTCCATTTCACTGTAGTCGTGTTGAGGTGTCACATCAATAACTTCGTTAGCTTCGATAGAACTCTCTAGTGCTTGTGATACCTTAGTTCCCATGACAATCACCCATGCATTTTACTGCTGTGGTCTGCGTCGTTTTACCGTCTTGTTTGTTTTTTGTTATATCCCACAACATAGCCACATAGTTAGCTATATCAGCACACTCAGATAAAATCGCTTCTTTGGTGCACCCATCAAGTACACAAACCTCTAATTCATTTACTTCTCTACGGAGTTCATCTATTAACACTTTTGGTGTTTTATGTCGCCAACTACCTTTACTTTGATGCACGGCGAATTTAAATCGCTGTGCATCTGTGATGTCTTTGATCATATGATCTTCGGTAACCACATCTCTCATTACCACTCTCCTTTTTCTTTGAGTAGCTCTACTGTATCTTCGTAAGCGTTAAGCTCATACTCTGTAGGGTCGATACCTTTCAATGCCCATATACGCTCTACACAAGTACCACACTTACCACAGTGAATTTGCCCTCCCTTATAGCATGAGTATGTCAGTTGATACTTAACACCTGCATCATGTCCTAATTTAGCTATTTGTCGTTTATCTAAATCAGCGAACGGATACAACAAACCAATCTCAGCATCCGTACCTAACTTTATGGCCTCTTCCATTGCTTGACTGAATGATTTACGACAGTCTTTGTATATTGCATGATCACCTAAATGACTAGCAAGCATTATATGTGAAAGGCCTTTGGATTCAGCTAAACCGGCCGCTATACTAAGCATAATACCGTTTCTAAACGGCACTACTGTATGCTTCATATTCTCTTGCTCGTAATGTCCTTCAGGGATTGCCGCAGCTCCTGATAACAAACCAGATTTAAATGATTTGAAAGCGTCTCTTAAATCAACCACTTCATGTGGTATACCTAGTTTTTCACAATTCAGCTTCGCGTAGTAAATCTCTTTCTCGTTATGGTTACTTCCATAATTAAATGATACTGCTGCTTTTATATCGTCTTTATATAGATGGAGAGCTGTTACGCTATCCATACCGCCACTTACAACCATTAGTATTCTTTTTTCTTCGTTCATAATATACCTTTCAATTTAAATTAATCACAACCACCACAATATGGTGAACCGCACACAGGACAAACCAGATATTCCTCATCTTCTTGAGGGTGGGAGCTTGTACTCCACCCATCGTCAAAAGGAACCACAACTACCTCTTCTTCGGTATCTTCTGCTAAATCTTCTTGTACCTCTTCTGGTAAATCTTCTTGTACCTCTTCGTTATCAAACCAACTCATCTTATACTCCTTGTCTTAGTAAACCGTTTAAATAACCAACATTATAGTAGCTTCTTTTCAACACACCTAATGTAAAATGGTTAACTTCAAATAGATTAACCGCCGGTAGTTTATCCACTACCGTATCTAAAGATATGTCTCTTATCGCCGCATTGAAGGCCATTGATGTATCCCAACTGTTAATGTAACGACTGTATTTGCTTAAATGTATGAACTCGTCCGGTGTTGTACCTCCTAATATATGTAATTTTTTAACCGCTGTAGATATGCTTTTTAATGCGGGTAGTAACTCAACAAATAAACCACTTCGCGCTTTATGGTAGTCTTTGCCTGTGTATTTCGTTGCGTGTAAATAACTAATACCTACATAATCAATGTCAGGGTTTCTAAGCGCGTCTATAATATCTTTGATGTATCGTGATGGGTTACTTTCTATATGCATGGGTATGTACATTGCATCAAAACCACCTCTCTTAACAACATCTAAGCCATTTAAATCACCATCGGGTAGAATAAGACAGTTGGCCTTTGTATGATTACCGGCCTCTATTAAATCATCTATCGAGCACGCCTTACCCAACTCAAAATAGCTGTTATCTAAAAACAGATAAGTATTCTCATCTCGGCGACTTAAAGTCACAGCATAACCTGGATCCGCAGCACATAAGTGTTGAAGCCCCATATACACTTTAGGACTGAGGTCTAAAGCCTCTAATGTGAATGATTTTGGTGCTATGTTAGCTAAATGAATGGTTTCCATCCTATACCTCCAACATTTTAGCTACGCCGCCTAGGAAACCCCACAGTTGATCAACAGCTTCATCACGGGCAACTTTGTTACCTATAACAGCGTCATCATTGTTAGAATCAAGTACAAGACCGTAGCCTACAAGTTTATTACCTGTATTTGTTGTAAGTACACAAACTCTGCAACTGTCACCCACCTTAGCATATTCATATGTACACTGTTGTTGTGCGTAGTCATTCACAAATTGAGGTGATATTTTACCGCCGTTGTTTTTTAACTCTGTGTTAATCGCTTCCATTAAATCCACTACTTTTTCTTTAAGCGTTACCATTATTCTACTCCTATTAGTTTATGTAGCTGTGCGCTTAAGCGAAGAGAAGGATACTTCTTGATAAGCTCCACTGCATATTTATAATTATCTTTATTTATTCTATCTCCGTCGTTCATAGGCTGTACAAAAGTTAATGTTCTTCGCATCTCTAGTACATTGACTATCCTTTCAAAACTATCAGGTAGTCGTGTATCTCTATCTACTACAAACTTAACTTCAGACCATACTCCTTCAGGTATTATATCCTCGAAAGAACCGCACAAGTTCTTAGGACTTAGTGTAATCCAGTCGGCGTACATAATATTTTCATAGCTGTGGCCGTTGGTTTCAACGGAAACATATATGCCATTACCTATAAGAGCTTCAATAAGTTCATTCTTATCAGTTAATGATGGTTCACCACCTGTTAAACACACATATTTCACGCCTGAACGCTCAACTTCATTAACTATCTCAGCAGCCGACATTGTTCTGATAAGTGTTTTATCTGTGTGTTTTGGTTCGTCGCAAAAACTACATTGTAGATTACAACCGTAAAAACGAATAAAAAACATGAGATAGCCTGTATGATGGCCTTCCCCCTGAATAGAGGTGAAGGTTTCTACCACTTTATACTTCATGATACACCGCCGCTGTTTTAGGTGTTTCGTTAAAAATAACACTCAACACTTTAACATCAGACATTCTTTTCTGTACTAGTTTAAACAGCCACTTTGCTATATTCTCCGATGTAGGTATGAAAGGTACAATTACGAAAGAGTCCCAGTACTCTAAATGTTCTTTGCTGTAAGCCACTGGGTGGTGCAACATTATACGCTGGTACATAGAATCCTCATCATCTTCCATGTCTACCTCATCATCGTAAGCGTCCAGCATATGTATGAGTAGAGGATCTTTTTCGTCCATTAAAAACTTATGGTCTATATTGTTGTCAATCCATTGTTTGAGCCATGCTAGGTTGGTAAAATCAGTCACCATTCCATTTTGCAGCTTTTCAGCCTCTAATGTGATCGTTATCCTACCTTGATGTCCGTGTAGATGGCGGCACTTACATGGTGCTCCGCAACTTAATTGATTATCTAATTCCTGTGACCAGACTCTGTGTCCGTAACAAAAATCAAAACTTTTACTTATTACATGCATATTCTTCTCCTTCTGCAAATTGACTGACAGGTAGGTGTATATATGTATCGTCCACCGTTACACTGCCTGTATATGTTGGTTGTACTTTTGAATGTTTAAATGCGAACAAAACAGCTGTGTCTATATCTATATTAGCTATTGTATTACCTGAGTCACATATATCGTCCACAAATAATATACCATCCGCTGATAGTTTGTTCACCTGAGGCAGAGGCATCACCTGCACATCAGAAATGTTGAGTGCATAGCCCAAATTAGCTAACACCCACAGACCTCCACGACCACTACTAACTAATTTATCGTAATATTTATCTGATTGTTTAATCTTAGTAACTAAATTATCGAATGCTGTTAATTCGTCCACAGTTACATAACCTTGTTTGTTGCCATATCTAAGTGCTATAAACTGTAAATAATCCATAGCCTTCTGTACATCTTCAAGGCCTTTCTTATCAGGGTGCCGCGTGACATATTTCACTACACAGCCTTCACTAAATGGTAACTGGTTAGCTTCGATATATTCAATAGGTTGTATTGGTTTAAGATAGTGTGAACCACCTGTTTGTTGAGGTATTGCATCTGTGTTACGACGCAGCCCATACTTATTGTTTGTCATTGTGTTGTTTTGCTTGCTTTCCATGCAGGCTCCTTATATTTTTTCGAGGTTGGTCTCGGTTGCTTGCAGGAATCGAACCCACATTAAAGAACCATCAGCAACATAAAATGCGTACACCGTTTTGATGTACGCTGCAGGTTATACTCCTGCTGGGTTGTCTGTTGAAGGGTTTTGTGTATCTGTGCTCTCATCAGCTTTTTCGTGAGGGTCAAATTCACCACTGATTTTGTCTTGATACGCTGTAGCTAGCTGTGCTTCAATTTGAGGCCCGACATCTTGATAGAATAAGGCATAACCATAACCTTTAGCTTTTGAACCATCTTTGAACTTTTGTCCTCGTTCCCATCTCTTCTCGATACGATAGCATCTGCCGCGCGCCATTGATTTATCATCAATCTTGTTACTTAGCAATGTATTTGGGATAAATGATATAGGTGTAGCTGTTCTGATTAGTTCCTCAACTGTTTGTGAAGATAGGTCAATCTCTAAACCTTGACACACGCTGAAATCACCATACTCTTGACTGTTTTTTGTCTCTGTGTTGTCAAAATAAAAACCAATTGACTCGTTGAGTCCTAACTCTCTAAGTTGTACTTGTTTATGCTGATTTTCACTTAAAATCTCTTGCTCTTGAAATAAAGCCATCTCGTTTCTCCGTTTGTCTAGTAATTCACTCACCTTGGCTTCGAACCTAGATGCTATACATCGGTGAGTCATAGTAAGTATATCCGCCCATGCTACGAAAGGAACAGGATAATTTATCACGCTTAAACGAATATACTTGGTGAAGCTCATACAATATGGGCTTCAACAAGCATACTGGGTATGCTCGTGGACTATTTAGTGTCCTCATCTTTTGGTGCTTCATCTTCTGGTATTGTGTCTTGTACGGCTACAATTACCTTAGGAGCGTAACCTTCCACCGCTTTGCCTTCCTTAGCAGCTAGCTCTCTTTTAGCTCTTACAAGCTCAAGTGCTTTAGCCTCAGCTTCTCTTCTCTTTTGTTCTCTTTCAAGTTTAGATGCGTTTGACGCGCTGCTACCACCTCTTTTTCTTTCAGGTGCGGGCCCATATTTCATTTCCAAAATAGTAGCCATTCTAGCTTGTGAACAACCTAAACCTAAACTTCTAACAAACTCCAATGCTTTATGTCTTGAAATTCTCTCATCAGGTAGTAACTCAATGAACACTTCATTTGATGTACCTACAGGTGCTCCCTTTCTAGGTGGTTTAGTATCTACAACTGGTTTAGTATCTTTAACATCAGTGCTTGGTTTAGTGTCTTTAACACTAGCACCACTTGGTTTCTTATTGAGCGGGTTTGAATTGACAGGTTTGCTTTGTTTTGTACTTGGCATTTTGTTTATCCTTTATTTATTTTTTATATGTCATATTATAACATGTTTTTGCTTAAAATCAGCTGAATTTATGTAAATTTTTTGCTGAATTTGTATTTTTTGTTTTCTTAAAATCTTCTGAATGAGGCGGTTCCCATAAATGAATCTCACCATCTGTGCCTATCTGTCCTAAATTAACTAATCGCATCATCAACATAGCATATCGCTCTGATGAGTTTTTTGACATGAATAACTCAAGTGTACGAGCCCACGCATCTTCATGCGAAGTCCATTCAGGCAATGTTTTTTCAGCCGCTACCTTACCACAACGATACAAACCTTTAATACCATCACTTGAGTCACCCACAATGCATTGTCTGTAATAAAATAGGTTGGCTTCATCATCCGCGGTGTGTACTAGCTCCCTTGAGTTGAAATTAAAATGGCCTATCTCACCTGAAGGTGTACCGTATAATATATCTTTATCTATAACAGCCAGCACAACATCTTCAACAGCGTCAACCTTCATACCATAAGCTAAATCATCCGCTTCACAGCCATCCGCCGCTATGGTCTGTACATCTAACCCATTAACACGCTTAACATCATACAGATAATCCATCATCTCCGCTATGTTAGGTGGAGGTGTCATGTTTTTACGCCCTGCCTTATACGCTGGTATAGGTGTGTATGTGAATGGTTTTTCATCTTCAGCCAACCGACTGTTCATTATATCATAAAGCTCTTGCTCCGCTTCATTATATTTATCTACAAGAGCGTATCTGAAGTTAGGCGCTAAACCTAGTCTATCTCTCATCTCTTCTCTAGGTGTAATGAGCAGTGTCACCGTGTGGATACCTACACCTTTCTTCTTGAGATGCTCTGACGCGTCTCTTGTAATACCACTTATCATGTTATTTAGTATATCTATTTGGTTGTCTAAAACTGAGCGTGTAACTTCTTTAAATAAACCGCCTGTGTTTGCGTGCTCTTCAGGATAGTCGCGTGCACCTACATAACCAGCCTTATATACCAAACTATCAGCGTCTATAACAAAATGTATTTCTCTTGTTATAGGAACCTCGGCCTCCACCTCTTTAAACAGTGGTTTTTTCTCCTCTGTAGGTTTATCATCCAGCCATGGAATGTAAGTATCCATATCAGGCATACCTATTGGCGTTACCTGTTGTAGTTGTTGGGCTTGCTCCTCTGAGAGCTCACCCGGTCCTAATACTTGTTGTTCTTTAAAAATCATTTTGAATCCTTTAAAATTACATAATTACGGTGTTGTTATGTGATATTCTACAGCATCACGCGTAATTTCTTTAATATGCGCGTATATACCGCCATTAACTACTATATTTTGTATTTTTAGATAACTGTCATATGTACCTGAGAACAATATTTTTTCCTCATACTGACCATCATTGTCAATGGCTCCCCAGTTATGTCCGATGTAAACCTCTGTCGGCATTTTGAGTGTAGGGTATGCTGCATTCTTAATTACTTCAAACCAAGCTGTTACCATGCAGCAACCCACCACCACAGCCTGATTATAAGCATGTACTTTATCTGTCAAGGGTGCAAAGGAGTCATGCACAGCGGCACCTATACGGATAGTAGCGTCGTTTTTCATCATATAGAGGTGAGCCAGTTTAAACACCTCAGAGGCACTACCCTGCATTTTAATAGCATTTAAATCTGTGTACATTTTTGCTTTGTAATAACGCCCTAGTAATGTAACATCTTCATTTGTGCTAGAGCGTCCATTACGTCTATGCCAGTGGGCTATACCTGGAAATGTTTGTTTCCATTTACGGTGTAGAGGACGCATCTCATCTTCACTCATATATATACCTGCTTGCTTAATTAACATAGCACACAGTCTAGCTACACCAGCCCCATAAGTAGCTGAGAAGTTAAAGAATTTACCTATAAAACGCTCCGCGTAACTGACATCTTCCACATTCTTCTCATATAGTTTTGATCCTGCGTATGTATGTAAATCTTCGTCATTTTCATATTTGTGTATCATAGCTTCTTCATTAAGGACGGCGGCTGTCATACGCAACTCGAGTTGGGAATAATCAGCGTAGATGAGTCTCTTATCTGAATCTTTAGGATATCCAAATAAATTTTTAAGTGAACGCGGCATGTTAAGCATGTTAACCTCGTCACCCGCTAATCTACCTGACATGGTACGAGGACTTATATACCCTTTAACTACACCAAATCTATCATATTGATTCTTATATGCTTTTAAATACTCTATGCGCTTCATAGCTCCTCTATAGTCTCTAATAGCTGCCGCTATACTCTTTCTATATTCCATATAATCAGGGTCATCTGCGAACTGCTCCACAGCTAAATTACCTGATTGAACATAATCAGACCCATCCATTACTTGTGCTAGATATGTATCATCTGACTCATTAGAATACAATATTTTTCTTACTTGCACATAACTACGCGGATTAAATCCCTCGGGTAGTATCCCTTGAGCCTTAACTATCTTATCTTGTTGTTGTTGCATATGTAGGTCCCACGCTTCTAAATCCAGAGGTAATCCATTATGCTGATATTGTATACAGTGGTTTATAAACAGATAGTCAAGTCTGATTATGAACTCCTTCTCATATTGTTTGAGAGCGTCGTAAATTGCAGGCATTACAAGTACATCCAATGCGGCGTACACAAGTTGTTCCTCTTTCAGTGGTTTATTTTTCTTATCTGATTTAGGAGTATCCAAGAAACTACGCTGCATATATTTTTTGTAACTTTTGACTTGTGTAGATGTTAATCCTAGGGATGCAGCATAATCTTTATAATAATCCGTACCATGTATATGAGCAGCTACTACATCCAGACTAAAAGCATCTATTTTATTGTACAACCCTCTACGAGCTAATAGAAATGTGTCCGAAAACTTAGTAAAAGGATTGGTTGTGATGCCTAGGGCGTTCTGAGCCACACTCAACTCCATTGTACTCAAGTGTGATACAATATGTATATCTTTAATATAACTGTACAGCTCACCAAAAGGTGTGTGGTTGATATCAAACAATACTGCTTGAGGCCAGTCTTCTTGATACAACTGCACCAACCGCAAACCTGTATAATCTTTCTTATGTGTCTCCACATCTATCATAAGGGGCTTGTTATGGTTGAGGTGGCAGGGGTGTGTCTCCCTCGTTAAATCAACCGGTTTATCCATCATATATCTAAAATATGAATGCTCGTAGGGTCCTGTAATGTCTTGCGTTGTTAATGACGATGCCATTGTTTGTTCCTTTCTTATTTATTTTCGTAGCTCTTGAATTGTGTGTATAATCTGGACGCTCTAGCATGTGAAATGGATAGTCCCGCTCTGCCCACAGCTAGCTTAAATTGATTAGCTGACACCTGCGACTTAGGATCATTTTTAAACACCTCATACAACTCTGCATCTGAATTTAAGCGTTTGGTGGTACTGCTCACATCCCTCTTACCATATCTATACACATGTAAAAACTCCGAAGGATTTAAATCCTTGGGATCTTTCTTACTTAGTTCTTCTAATTGTTCGTTTGTGTAAGCCATGATATGTCCTATCCTTGTTTAACTGATCTGAAGTCTTGTTTAACTGATTTGAGGACAACTCTGCATGCCTCCACATCAGCACCTGCATCGTGTGCGTTGGTTAACACCTTACCTGTTATGGCTTGGTATATTGTAGGCAGTTTTAGATTTTGTGTTGGTACAGCGCCAAACCATTTCAACATTCGTAGCACAGCCAGTGGATCTACCGCATTACGGTTGAAGTATGTCTGATAGCGTTTATGCTGTCTATTGAGCATAGCCTCCAAAAACCCTATATCAAACGGAGCATTGTAAGCACACGGTGTTAGGTTGCTGTTTCTATCTAGTGTATCTATGTATTGTTTAACATCACTTATAAGCATCATCACGGCCTCCCTCTCAGTTTTTAACATACCTGATTCGTCAGCGTGTGTATAAACACCATTAGCGTAGTTGAGGTTATCTGTGCTGGTTTCGGTTTTATTAAGTTTGAATCCGTTAAATGTCAATGCCTGTGCATCTACCTCAGCACCCTGGAAGGGCTGTATCTTAATAACTCTTTTTATTAGTGTGTTCATCTGCGTGTCCACTATCTGGTAGGCCATCTGTATAGGCGCATGTCGTAGAGGGTTTAACCCTGTAGTTTCAAAATCTGTTATAAACATATACTTGTTCATGTTTGTTCCTTTCTTATTATTTATCTAAAAATAATTGGACTTCATATTATTTATCTAATTATTTTTTAGATATCATATTATATCATAATTTATATTAAAGTTTGCTTAAATAGGGATTTGTTTTTATTTTCTTCATGAGTGTCCAGATTGGGTGTGTCTATATTCGTACCACTCTCCACAATAGAAAGATCATCTAAATCGAACCACCCTAATTTAAAACACAGATGTGTTGTCTTCTTAGCGTTATAGCGTGTTAGTTGTTCAAATGTATGTCTGGTTGTTGTTGTGAGTACACAGTCCACCGTTGATGTCTTGGTTTGCTCACTTCTGGTTATACGGAAGTAAGTCACCCTACCTAGTTTCTCTAATGCTTTTCTTGGGTCTCTGCGCATTGACTCCATTGCTTTCTTGGTTTTTTGCTGTTTTATGAGTGAACCCAACAATGTTCTCAGTTTATTTATAGGATAATATGTATCAGGGTCGAGCGCATTTAACACAAATTTACTATCAGCTCTACAGAATAGATTGTTTTGTGTGATAGCTTTGGCCGCTATCTGTGGATTTTGCTTCATCAATTGTGTAAATGATTTTGTCCATTTCAGATGAGGTACCAGCTCCGGATGTTCTATGTACTCTTTTGGTAACAAACCTAACCTAGGGTCGCAGGTGGGCGATTCGGGAATAACCACTTTTCTGTAGTCTTGTTGTACTTTATCTATAGCGGTTTTGAGATTTAAGTGATTTAGATCTTTAAAAGGTTCACATTTCATAATATCAGGATGTAGTCTGGTTGGAGGTGAGCTCATAAACTTCTCAAAATTTGAATATGTGGTTGTTTTACACCATTTCTTAATTTGTTTAACCAGCTCTATATGTTCTTTACCAAGCCCTCCACAATCCACAACGGGTGTCTTTATATAAAAATGCTCAAAACCATCATGTGTGGTAGTGTACCGTGATTTAACTCTCACAGCATCTCTGATCGTAGCCATGTAGTGTGTTGTGATACTACGCAATATATCGAAAGCGGTTGTGGGTATAGGCGGTTTACCTGTTTTAATTTGTCTTGCGTGTGCGTCGGGCAGGTGTTTTTTATACGCGGGGTTCAAGTGACTTATCTCAGTTTTAACCTCTAATATCTCTATCTCTTCTTGTGGCGCCTGAGGCTGTATAGAGAGTACATCTGTTAAGTGTCTATTTACACCTAAATGCCTAGATAGCATATAATCCACTGCATTCATCTCCGTTGCAGGGTCTGTGAGACGCAGTTTGGGTATCTGAACACGGTTATCAAAGCGTGTTTCGGGTATCACCAACACTCTTTTCACTGCGCTGTGACGCGCCCTGGATAGTTTTTGTACCTCAACCACAGCATTTATGAGTTGATGAGGTGACCCTACCATATCCACAACAGCGTAGTCGAATGCAGTGGATAGGGATGTACCTGCCGTAAGTGCAGTAGCCACCACAAAATCAGCATTCTCCAACTCGTCATGTGATGGACGCGTATACTCCACCAATGTACCATCATCTTTTTTATAGGTTTGCACACTTGTCTCACCCGCATTCCGGGGCAAACCCAAATATAACTGTATATTAGCGTGTGGTTTATTATCTTTTAATTCCTGATAAACACCTATCGCTTTATTGGGTGTGGGGCTGAGCACCAGGGCTTTGTCACTGTTTAGTATCTCCCTCCAGGGGAAGTTATGTTGGACTGTTACCGCCCTCGGTGTTTTTAGCGTATATTCATCTATTATGAAGTCGATGTGTTTGTGTGTATTTGTCCCTGGTACACAGTTTGTATCATTTTGCGTATTTGATTCACTCATGGTGTATTTAGGTTTTAAATGTCCAATCTCATGCTGATTGGGTAGATAATCTAGTGGTAAATCGGCACTCATTACTATAAGATTATCAAAATTAACCTCCCTATTTATTATGCGATAAAACATAAATTGGTTCACTTTACTATCAGCATTCATAAACACATTATGCACCTCATCTATTATAAAAGTCCATTTACTAAAATCATAATCATATATGCGCCCTCCATGCATAGGTATTAGCATAGGTGAACTAGTAGCTAAATGTTTGGTGTACTTGAGCATATCACCTTGTAACTTATCAGGTGTAACGAGTATAAAATCATTCTCTTCGTAATCAACCCATTTATGTTTACTTGCTGTGAGAGCTATAAATTTGGTTTGTTTATCGATTTGTTTTTTAACTTCTTCAGCTATTGAGTACAATGCGGCATAGTCTGGTACAGTCCACACAATTTTGGTACTTTTATCATTACAGAGTAAACTCAGAGCTATTTGTATCATATAATATGTTTTACCTGTACCCGTAGGTGACTTAAGAGCATAACTAGTTTTGTGTATCTTAGTCAACCATGTCTGTGTAGGTATGTATCTGTCTATAGTTATGGTTTTGTGTGCTCTAGGTTTGTTTATAACTGAGTACCACACCCCTTCGGAGAAATGACACACTTTCATTGAATCGTCAGGTTTTATCACGAGGTAGCAGTTGTCCTTTTTACCGCTGAGTGGGTCGTTTATGTCTGATATGTTAAGGGTGATGTCCTCTGCCCTCTCAACAAATAGTGAGGTGTTTTTATTAGTGTATGACTCTTTGAGTGTGTCGCGCATCTCAGCATATGTTGCTTTGGGTTTGTTATCTATATACACCATATCATCCAGGTACAGTTGCCTTGTAGCCATTCTATGCTCTCTATGCTTCATGTATTGGGCGAACTCCTCAGATGTCATGTGTTTGTCACTAAACATATTATAGGTATCCACATTTTTACTAAATCTACCTATATCCTCGTACAGCTCTATGAGTGGTGTCTCATGTAACTTGGTTTTTTTCGTTAAATAGGACAATTGAGGTAGTTTAGCCCCATCTGTTTTAACCGATATTATCCTATCATCGGTCAACTCTCCCTGGAACATTAACCTCACAGAGGAATATACAGCGTAATCAGGCATGTATGGTTTTGTTTGTATCCTTGATTGACGATCAACACCTTTGATGTTTGGTATAAATGAGAACATCCGTTCAACAATCTTAGCCAGTCTATCCACTGACACAGCAGAGTGCAGCTCAAACCAACAATGCATATTTGTTTTATGCGTACTAAACATATCAGTTTTATCAGTTTTATCAGTTATCTCTTTACCGTATGATGTACTTTTGTATATGAGGTGATTGTGTCTGTGTATGTCAAGTCCGGCCATTAACAGTATATCTTTTATAGTATTTTCATCCACATATGGTAAACCATCCTCACCACTTAAGGAATTAGCACCTGAGATACGATCAATTGAAGGGGTGTAGTGTTTTGGTGGTTTAAGATTGTAACGATGCATAAGTGTATAAAACACTTCCATCAGTAGATGCATATCAAAGTCAATGTATAATAATCCACTTGTGTTTTTAAATAATTCAGATGTTCGTCTCAGTACCACACCGATAGACTCACCAGAACTGGAATACACAGGATAGGTTTTATCACGACTACTGATATATCCGTGACTTATTTTCTTGTTACGTGGTACAAAAGGCATCACAGTGTTGGACTGCATCATATCGGTAACAAATTCAGCAAATGTAGCAACCCTGCACACACTAAATTCAACCCCGGGAGGCACCATTTTATGCTTCAATCCATAAGCATTATTCTTAAAACAGGTATAATTTATCATTTATTAAATCCTATGAAAATGTCAAGACATATTTGGAGGCATGTCACTGAGTAGATGACCAGCCATGTAAGAATATCACGACCAGCCTCTTGACACTATTAAACATTTTGTCCCTTAGAGCGATGGTGGCCAAACCAGCTAAAAGACAAGGCTTGCTAGGATTAAACAGGCCTACAAATATTATCTATTTATAATTATAGCATATTTTACCTTAAAACCACCTTAAAATGTAAAAAATAAAAACAAATCTTTAATGCACATCAGTAGCCATGTCATATCCAATATTAGCCGTATATATTACGATTAAGAGATAATTAGGACTCATAGAGATTTTTTTTTGTAACTTAAAGTTAACTGACGCGAAAAATTCCGGTCAGATTACTTTCAGTTACCTCGCAAACCATTGAAAAACAATGCTTTACTCGCGGTGTGAAAACATATATCATTTTTTTTATATATATAACTTTTTTTGCTTTTAATTTACATTTATGATTGGATAATTAATATAGGATTGATTAGCATTTAACCATTTAATTTGAACTTTGACATTCTACATTAAACATAATGGAGGTTAGCCATTATAAAATGTTGAGTTGTTATTGGCATCGATTGTTGAAGATTGTTGCGGATTGACATTACAAAGGGGAGTGTCCAGATGACAGAGTTTCTTAGTGTTCTTGTGTGCAAGGTGTTGATGCAGAGCTGGCATTGTTGTAGAGCTGGCATTGTTGTAGAGCTGGCATTGTTGTAGAGCTGGCATTGATAGTATTGATGTAGAGCTGGCATTGATGGTATTGATAGTATTGATGTAGAGCTGGCATTGATGGCATTGATAGTATTGATGTAGAGCTGGCATTGATGGTATTGATAGTATTGATGATATTGCATAAACGGCTAATATTGACC